GTCATAATTGGTATAGCAGTGTATCGGGCCCTCAACCACCATCTTTTCAATAGTAGTATCATCCATACACCTTATGTATTGTATTAGTTCTCCAAGCGAATCTGTCTACCCCTCCGTCACTAGTATGTCAACGGGAGTCGTTGCGCCAACAACAGTAAACTGCCAGTTCGCCACTTGGCCATAACCTTAACAACACATACTTTGACCAGTAATCCAATAACTATGTAGCAGTATTTAAAGATAGACCTTTAACCACAACATCAAAGATAATATTTAATTGGCCTAGATTTACTACAGCACTAATACTCTCAAATACAATAGCGACTACTCCTTGAGTACTGCGTTCAACTATATCAGTAGTATTCCCATTATTAGTATTTACATCAAACCACTTCCTACGACGAGTAAGTGGTACTTTGTATGTGAAATTCTCCCAAGCGTTCCAGCTAATGGCATTTCTACAACCTTTAATAGTAGTTATCAAAGACGCTGAAGTAGAGGCTAAGATAATATTACTAATGGTTTCAGGGTTATCAAAATAAGCAGCAGTGATACGTGATCCAGCATCAGCCACACCAGGTGCGACTTGAGCTAACCATTTAATATGTAACTGATTATAATGATACTCCTCGTAGACACCAGTTAGAGCAACGGTGGGTAACTGAGCGGAATAAATACTCTGTGGAGCAGCACCTCCATTAGTGTTGGAAGTGTCCACAGGGATGACAGCAGAAGCAAGAAAAGCAGCAGTTGTAGTTGTAGCAGGATACCAGTGTGCATTAAATCTAGTACCATCAAAACTAACTTTTGGAGCGATCTTAGGTCTATTGAGACGTGCAACTGGATTTGTACGGCGTCTCATATTGGATTTCTTACGTGAACGATTTGTCATTTAAAAAGATAGGAGATAATTTCGATAATTTGGCGGTTATCACACCCCCAGACAATACTAGAAAAATAATTCTCTAACACGACCTGTAAGTCTGGACTAATGCCAGATGATAACCAAAAAGAATAACGACTTTCCGAAGTGACGATGTTTCCAGGAGTATGTTGAGATTTGGAAATCTTAACACGATATGATATATCATCATCATTCGATACCTTGCCAGGAACTGATAAACGTTTCAACATACTGTAGAATTCACCCATAACAGGTATATCCAAACAAGTAGTCAATCCACAATCAGCTACAGCTCCTAGCCAAGCACGATATTCGTTTTCACAATAACCGAGATTCAGGCAAGTTAAGTCCTTAGGAATAGCGGTCTGGAAATTACGTACCATGCGATAAACACCAGTTCCAAGTAAAGGTTTAGTTTGACAAAATTCGATCTGTTCAAACTCAGAGACTGGAGTTTCGGTAATTATATTAAAACCATAACGTAAGTAATACTCACGCAATGATTTTAGTACAAATAAGTGTTTCTTCTCAAGAATCAAAAGACAGTCGTCACCATTATTCAAAAATTCAACCCGATATGCTAGTGTTGATAGGTACCTTTTAGACATTAGACACATAATAATCTTGTTACCAAGTGATGTGTTCATGTCACCAGACATCCTAGAGCCACGTTTAACATACCGAAATTTCCCATCACTAGCTTCAGCGAAACCAGTGTTGACCAATTGAAGTGCCAAAATCCGACGCAATGCTCGACTATGAAAAATCATATCATAGAGTGAATGTTCAAATTTCAATGCTTCAGTTGACACATGTTGATCAAACCGACTAGCATCCATACCAACACAAACGGGATTAACAAAGGTATCCCATTTGGCCTTAATATGCTTAGCCTGTTCATATGAGTTGTATTCTGACATAATGGTAGGGGAACCGAATAGATCATCAATAGCGTGATAAATTTTCTTCTCAATCGGGCGTAAGAACCGTCCTAACTCGACATTGTAACGCGGTGACCGAGGCTGTATGACTCTAGGCACCGGGTTAGCTTTACGTTGTAGGTTCAATTTCTCCGATTTGACAAACGTTTTCAAATTAGCATCCCTGGTCTGGAGTGGAGATAAAGCCAACCCATCAACAGCACGACCGTAAACGGCTAACCTGCGTCCCTTGTAATAAGTTAGAAATTCTTCATAACCTACAGAGGATTGGAAGCCGATGGTTTTAGCTATTGTTCTGCGATAAGATGCTAATTGTGACTCAAATATTCCAGCCTCACAACTAGGCGTTAAATTCAGTTTTGAGTCAACATACAACACACGTTGACCAACCCCACAGACGAGGTTGGCTACGCTGTTGTTATGTGTTGTGATCTCTATGCCAAGTATCTCCTTAGATAATGATATAAATTTCTTGGCTTTATGTACCCCAGTTTTAAGGACATCTATACCGGGATAATGATGTGGGGCCACATCATACCCATGTCCTAACTGTGGGCACCATCAGGCGGTGTGGGACCAAAGTCCCAACATGCCGCCAACTCGGACCTTTTCCTTCGCGTGTTTAGTATTACGAACGGCTGCAGCTTCAAGTTCATCCTCAGATGGTACTAAAACCATTTCGACAGCAAAGTCAACATTAGCACAAATATGCCTAGCTAACAATCCTTTCTCATTACAAATATCCACAAGAAACTTGCGAACTACTAATCGATTTGCTTTAGTATTCTCCGGACAACCAAACTTAGCTTTAGCTAGCCTCAACAGGTAGATTCTGAAAGAGCCTTTATGGGAAACAGCTCTCTTCACCCCAGTGGTATCTGTCTTACTTGGGATGATTGACATAACATCATCATCATCAAGTTCATCAGATTCCTTTTTCATGGCGATTTTGATCTCTTTCTCAGCAAGAAAGACATAACCCCTGAAGTCATACCACCACCTGTACCATCTTAAATATATACGACGTATCACCAATTTATACACTAGAACAACTAACAAGAGATTAATTATTAATTGAATAGGATCCATACTGTACTCAGTAAACGAGATAACGAAT